CTTCGTCCATGGTTGTTATATCTGGTCTTCGCGATGTACCATCCCCTAGCCATACTCCAAGCATATAGGGATCCATTGCAACCGGCTTTTCTTCAAATTCCACATATCCACTTTTGTATAATGTAATATTGCTTTTATTCAGCCACCATGGATCCCATTTCAATAAGTCTACCACTTTGATAACGAGAATATCGCCTTGACGAACAATTGTATCTGAATTTATATTTTTAGAGAAAAGTTCCGCCTCTTCACGACTTTTAAACATTTTAGATTTACTATATGGTTCTTTGCTTTTATCTTCGTTGTATTCATACCATCTTACGCGGTAAGCCGGATTGTTTTTATAATACCCATCTCCTCGTTTATTAACCGATACCAAATTTGTAAATTTTACACAAAGTTTATGCTCCTTGTTCACAACGAAAGGGTCTCCTTTGATTGGTACAATTTTATACATTTCATCCTCTCCCCGGAATAGTTCTACTACATTTCGTGGTTTATTGTCATCTCCCATCAACACATCTCCTACTTGAATGTCCTCTACCATTTTGAGGCGACCGTCATACATCATGATGGGTGTTCCGGCAGCATGACATCCATGGCCATTGAAAATATAGAATTTTTCCTGCCTCACACTGCCGTCCAACATGCATGTAAACATGTCCTTGATATAACGACACACGACCGGATTTGTAAAGATTTGCGATAGAAATTTATCAATCTCTATTGCCTCGTCGCTTCGGGCATTGAAAGGAATGTAATGCCTCCCCGTTGAATAAGTAATATAGTCATCCGGAAGTCCATCGCGGAATTCGTGCATACGCAAATCATACACGCCATTCTCAAAGCCCAACAAATGCGGACGGGAATCCAGTAAGTCTTCAAACCGTTCGTCGGTAAAGAAACACTCGCATTCCTTCATTACATTGCTTTTGTACGAAGTCTTTTTGAGATCAAGAAAGATCTTCTTTAATTGCGCGCTTTTCTCCATGGCTTCGCTGTTGATTTTGTCCGTTTTTGCCAATTCCATATTCCAGTAATTTGCTCTCTCGGAGAATTTCTTACATACTTCGGTGGATAGAATGTTGCGCAGGATAATGCCTTGGGTCGTTCTTACCCAACGATGCTTGTCTGCCTTGTAAGTAAACCAGATGTCTTTGGTCGTATGACGAAACTTGTCCTTGTACATCGTATAAACCACTTCGGCTACATCGTAAGGCGCTCCCTTGCTTCCGGCACACTTGTCAATCAGGGTAAGTACATTCCCATCAATGATGTGATTGTATTGTTGCGGATTGTCCTTGCGCGCCCACCATCGCAATGTTCCCATGCCAAGGGTATCGGAACACATGCGATCCCAGCATCGTTGGCATTCCCCTTCAATATACTTTGGAGATAGTCGCGAGAATTCAGTCCAACATTCCAGAAGATCGTAATCAATGTTGCGCAGCGTCCACCCCAATTTGATCCAGTCTTCGTAATTTTCGGCTCGTTGATGCGAAAGACATTCCATGACCAGCCTCTTTGCCAGTTCACGCTCGTCCGTATTTTCAAGAACGGCTCGTGCTGGATTGATGGAGTTTCCAAAGATTTGTGAATTGATTTTGTTCTTTCGTTTTTCATCCATGGTAGGCATAATATGAACGACATAGTCGTTGAATTCCTTTTCTTTTTCGGTATAGAAGAGACATGGTTCGTGTTCTACGCGCATAGAAAATCGTTTCGCCAAGCCCAATTCTTCGCTCGGGGTAGGCGTATCGCATTTTACAAGAGATTGTGTATATTTGTTGTATTTATATACGCGTGTGACTGTATATGGCTTACAATCGGGTTTGCTGCTGCCATAAATCTGCCAATTGTTTTTATCAATGATTGCCTCGTCCACGATGTTGTCATATGTATTACAAACTTTTAGTCCCTCAAAGACGATCTCGGCCTGATCCAAGATCTTTTTTCGTACAAGATGCTGAAAGCTGTTTTGAACGATGATCTCCGGCCACAGGATATGAATCCCATCCTTGATTTTGCCACCCTTGATAACCGGTTCCGCCTTTTCAAGTACATATGCTACAAGAGCATCGTCTTTTACATGAAGAAACTCTGCCAAGATTTCGAAATAGGCCATCAGAATTTTTTCAACATGTTCGTCTTTGTACATCCGTGGAACCGAGACGATATTTTCGGGTCCTTTCCCCTGCCCCTGCCCCTGTTCTTTTTCCCTTTCTTTTTCGGCCTTCCTATTCATCGAACTCATCTCGTCCAACGAAGACCCCTCCTCACTGCTGTCATCGGGATTCCGAATCGGTATAAAGCGGAAATCGAGATCTACGCGCATCAAACTGGGGTTCAACGGTTTTTCGGTTAGATGAAGAGGTGAACCTCGCATCATAACACGCGTATAATTTTCGAAGAATTCATCCAATCTGTCATTTGGAATATTCAAACTCAAGCCAGAAGGTCCTCCAATTTTAGAAATACTTGTATGTGTATAGGGTTGTCCTTTTTTAATTCGATATTGTTGTAAATATTTATGAAAATCTTCGATGGAGTTCATTCTGTGTTTGAATCGGTTTTCTTCTCTGGTTAATAACCTCGGTTAATTTTTATATTGTATTTTCGCACGGAATACACGGAACAAATCAATTAGAGCATATAATTGTTATCCGTTATGGTAAGTATTTGATTTCACAATCCTCACTCCACTTTTAATTTGTCTTTTGTCTTTTGTCTTATACTTCCTTCCTTATATACCCTTTCAATTTTTGTCATGCTTCGCGACAAATTTATATACTCATTTTGTAAGAAAACCAGCATACCCACGAAGCAGCATGTCTGTATGTTCCCCGGTTGCGAATTCTACTTACAAAAAAGACCGCACCTGTTTTGATAAGGCGGCACTTGTTCGTTTGGCGGAAGCATGGAACAAAAACGACAAAGAAAACCCGATTAAACATAGCAACAAGATGAGTAAAAACAAACTATGGAGTGCCATCAACGAGAGAATGCAGCCAAAATGCAAAGGGGGAGAGCGCGAGGCTTGTTGGGTAGATCATTTGGCGAAAGCATCGGATCCTATTAAAAAGAAATTGCGACCGGTCGCCCCAAAAGAATGGGAAAAGAACCCCTATGAATGGCTCAGTAATTTTGATATAGAAGATGTCATGTTTCAATACCAAGACGATCCGCAATATAAATTTAAATTCTTCGGGGTTTTCCCTGTCGATTTTGCTGTAAAGACAGGAATTTTTGGACAATGTCTTAAGGAAGAAACCTGCAATATCAACTTTAAAAAGTTAAGAAGCAAAGGCTACAAATATGCGGGAATCGTAATCAATATGGATCATCACGACGAACCGGGTTCCCATTGGACGGGATTGTTTATTGTAATGGATCCACGATCTCCTTCGTATGGCGCCTATTATTACAACAGTGTTCCAAATCCGCCTCCAAAAGAAGTAGATATGTATATGAAGATGCTTCGTAAGAAAGCAGAGGAAGATACGCCAAGTAAACCTTTCAAATTAGAGTACAATACCTACCGTCATCAATACAAGAACACGGAATGTGGTGTATTTTCCATGGCATATCTTGTACGTTGGCTCGTTCTATTACAGAAAGATCCCGCCACCCCTTTTGACAACGTGGTAAAGATCAAAATACACGACGACGACATTCACAAACTCCGTAAGAAATTCTATCGCAAGAGTTCGGTATAGCGTATAATAATTTGACAATATCAAAAAATGATATATAGATATAATTTTAAGAATTATAAGAATTATAAGAATTATAAGAATGAGGATTCATATTATTATTGGCACCGGCTATCGTCCGGTTGTTACAACGAGACGAAAAAATCGCGATATTTCTACAAGTACATCTATAACTGCAAGAATTAACCACAGCCACGACTTTGTTACCACGGTAATAAATCGTTCTTCATCATTAGCATATCCATCGCAGGTGATAAAACAACCAAGTTCCGTTTTAAATGTACGATTTGAGCCGATCTATCGTATTATGCTTCACTATAGCAATTGGACAAGAGATGATACCAAACATATTGCCGAAAAAGTTAAATTTGGTGTACCTATACTTACCATGCTGGAATGTGAAAAAGTAGTAAAAAGTGCTTTCGCAAATGGTATTAGTATGGTATGTGTAATTACAGAAGACAAAGCGGTTTTATATTGCGAAGCCTTGCTACGCGTTGGGTTGAAAGCGACCGTAGAAGAAGCTTAAAGCAGTACAAATAAAAACAAATATAGTTCTACAATATGTCAGGTAATGAAAGAATCCCTTTTTTGTCAACCGAAAATTTAAAACGATTAGGGGGTACTATCGAAAATTTTATATACAATACCTATCAAATAAAACTTAAAGATATTTTAGAGTTTGAAGAATTTCAACAAATTCTTCAGGATGTAATGCAAATGGTAAATATGAATATAAATACAAAAAATCTTTCTTTTATGGAAAAAAACAAACAAGTCATTGTTCAAGTTCGCAATATCCTTTTCGAGACGATAAATAACAAACAAGAAACGGTCGTACAAAATACAAATCCAGTTAAAAAACCAGAAATTACGAGCCCTTTTGAAAACAGGGCAACCGTAGCTTCATTTGATGATATACCTCCGTCG